AATTTAAAAAAGTATTGTCAAGGTGAATTATCGTGTTACACTATCTTCACTGACACAGCAATTCCGCATAGTCAGTTAAAAGCGAAAGAAAAGCGAAATGAAAAAATCTATCAAACTCAAAGACATCTATGTTGGTCAACTCGTGGTTACCACTGACAGCGTAGAAGCCCAAGTGCGCACCGTTGAGAGCGTTGAGGGTCTCATGGTCACCCTGACTTGGTACGAGGGCACCAACCAGTGCATCCAAGGCGTGGATTACTCACTGCTGGGTGTGCCTACATTGGCCCAGATCGAGTACAGCATCAGCAACTATGGTCGCCTCGCGAACATGGAAGATGTCAAGGATGTGAGTCTGCTCATCGGCTAAACCAACAGGGGGCTTCGGCCCCCACTACCGAATCAATAACCAACTGAAAGCGAATCGATTATGACAAACGAAATTGACATCACCATTTACACAGAAGACCAGTCCCGCGTTTCCATCTCCGAGTGGGACGACGGTGGCGCGTGGCTCAAGATTGGCGTGAAGAGCGGCGGTGCTTACACAACCTTGACCCGCGACGAGGCACAGCAGTTGTTGGCTGGCCTGCAAGCCATCTTGGCAAAAGAGGTGACAGCATGAACAAGCAGGAGATCGACGACATGATGAAAGACCTTCCAAGCCAACAGCCACCAGAAGAGACCTTGATTCAGAAGATCACAATTGGTATAATGTTCATAGCCATTTTGTTCCTGATGGTGTGGGCACCCGACTTCATTTTGACTGAAGAGGAATGCCTGCAACAAAGCCCTCGTGCTATCACCATCGGACTATGTAGCGAACCGCAAGCGAAGTAAAACCGAATGGGTTTCTCGGCCCCAAAAGCCGAGACCTCTGGCAACCCTAAAGCGAATCGATTACACTGCGATCAATTCGACACTATGGGGAATATGGGTCATGCCAGAAACACCGAAGGGGCCAAAGAGGCCCGCAAAGAACACTAGAGCGGCACAGGAGGCCGCAAAAGCCATTGGGAAGGCCAAGGTAGCCGCAAAGGCAACGAAGGCTCCTACGCCCGCAAATAAACCCAAGCCAACACCACGCAGAGTATTCGACCAGAAGGTGGCAGATATGATCTGCATAGGACTGAGTGAGGGGATGAGCCTGCGCCAGATACTGAGGGCTGATACGACTGGAGTGCTTCCTGCGCAGAGTACGGTGTACGACTGGTTGTTGCGCCACCCTGACTTCGCGGAGCAATATGCGCGTGCGCGTGAGGAGCAGGCCGACACCAACGCCGACGAGATTCTCTCCATCGCTGACGAGATGCCGCCTGAGTACACTGATGACAAGGGCCGCACCAGCCTTGACCAGACCTACCTTGCTTGGCAGAAGCAACGCATCGAGGCCCGCAAGTGGACGGCCATGAAACTCAAGCCAAAGAAGTACGGCGACAAGTTGGGCCTGCACGGCGTGGAGGGTGCCGCGCCCATCGCGACGCAGGATGCGACGGCCAGCAAGTTCGAGGAGATCATCCGCAACATGGAGATGACCAAGCGTGCTGGCTGACCTGTTCGATGACCAGACGGTGGCAGAGTTCGAGACCCTGCCCGAACATAACCGAATCGCTTTCATCGCTCATGCCAAGTGGATAGCCAACGCGCACGCCTACCAGATACCGCCAGACCTGCATTTGGATTACCGAGTTTTCTTGATGCTTGCAGGCAGGGGTGCGGGCAAGACGCGGTCAGCCGCCGAGGCTTTGTGGTGGTGGGCATGGACGCACCCAAACACGATGAGCATCGTTCTGGCTCCCACTTCGGGGGACTTAAAATTCACCTGCTTTGAGGGGCCATCAGGACTGCTCGAATGCATACCTGAAGCACTGGTGGTGGACTACAACAAACAAGACCACCTGATCAAGTTGAGCAACGGCTCCAAGATCAGGGGTGTGTCAGCAGACTCATACGACCGCCTGCGCGGCATCAACTCATCCTTCGTGTGGTGCGACGAGTTGGCCGCATTCAACTACCTCGGCCCGAACGAGGCGTGGGACAACATGATGCTTGGCCTGCGTATCAAGCCAGACGACAAGCCCCACAGCCAGCCTCGTGTGATCGTGACCACGACACCGCGCCCCAAGGACTTGATCCTCGATCTGGTAGGCCGTGAGGGTGACGATGTGGTGGTGTCCCGCGCCAGCACCTTCGACAACGCCAAGAACCTTGATAAGGCATTCCAGCGGCAGTTGGAGAGTTACCGTGGGTCAAAACTTTATGATCAGGAGGTGCTTGGACTCGTGGTCGATCTTGAGGACGGCAAGGTGGTCTCCCGCGATATGTTCAAACTGTGGCCTGCCAAGAAGGCGTTCCCCAAGTTCGAGTACATCGTGCAGTCCTATGACTGCGCCTTCAGTGAGAAGGAACACAACGACCCGACGGCCATGACCACATGGGGCGTGTTCAAGCCGCAGGATGGGCCTATGAGCGTGCTTCTGATCGACTGCTGGGCTGAACACCTGTCCTTCCCCAAACTCAAGCCCAAGGTGCTAGAGGAGTGGCGCGTGTCCTATGGTGAAGGCAGGGACGCCAAGCGGCCAGACCTGATCCTCGTGGAGGACAAGGCGGCAGGCATCTCCCTCATTCAGGAGTTGCGCTATGCCCACCTGCCCGTGCGTGCCTACAACCCGGGTCGGGCTGACAAGATGCAGAGGCTCCAGATCACCGCGTCTATCTTCGCGACTGGCCGTGTCTGGCTTCCTGAGTCCGACACCCACAAGGGCTATGTCAGAAGTTGGGCCGAGGGCTTCCTGTCCCAGATATGCGCGTTCCCTGATGCGGCGCATGACGACTATGTGGACAGCACGACGCAAGCGATTCGGTTATTGAAGGATATGAACTGGCTCGACATCAACCCAGAACCGCCCGATAATGATGACGACTATCTGGAGTTCACCCAAGCGAAACGGGTGAACCCGTATGCGGCATAAGGAGCAACATGGCTGACCCAACCAAAGTAATCAAAGGCGGATTGAGCGCCGTGCGCAACGCAAGCCGTGCGGCAGATCAGGCGCTGGAGGCCAAGAGGCTGGCGCTGGAGGCGGCTAACCCTCCAATCAAGGCGTCGGAGGCTTACGGCCAGCATGAGGGCGCGTACATGAAGCCGATCTTCTATGACCGCATGAAGGTTGATCTGTCCAAGGGCAAGAAGGGTGGCCCCGGGTTCTCTGGCATCCAACTCGTTGACCCTAACTACGCCAATGCCAAGGCGGCGGCAGGCGTGACTGACCAGAAGATGGCAACGCGTATCCTGAACCGCAACAAGGCTGGTGTGCCCGCAGGTGCCAAGGTGATCTGGACGCCGTCGGTTGGTGGCCTCGAACAGCACAAGTCCAACTCAACCATGTTCGGTGAGTTCGCTGACATCTTTGCCAACCAGCGCAAGAATATGTCGAACGAAGAGATACAGAAGTTGAGCGACCGCGCCAGCAACGCGGTAAACAACAAGGGCGAGTTGATCTTCCCCAACGGTATTGACTTGGGTTCACGCAACTTCCGCCAGAAGGTTACGACCTATGACCAACGCGGCTTGATGGCTGACATCTTTGCTGGCCGTGGTGTGGGTGGCGAGAAGGGCCGCACGGTGCCTATGGAGGACTTGCTTGAGAAGAACCTCGACCCCAATGTGGCTGGCGCTGGCACGCTGGATTTAGGCAACAGGCTGTTCAGGCTTGAGGGTAATGTCATCGACCGCCCTGACCTGCACAGCGACTACCGCAAGATTCTCACTGGCGAAGACCTTAATGTGAACTACATCCCTGTGCCAATCAGAGATGTGTACAGCGACTGGGAAGCGCAGAAGAAACTGGAATTGGCCGCGCAGGGTAAGAACAGGGGCGTGACGCTGATGGACTACACGAAGAACGATCCCACGGTGCAGTTGACCGAGGCGCTGTTGACCAAGATGCAAAAGGCTGGACAGAAGAAGGGCGGCGTCGTCAGGAGCGAGGAGAGTCCAGAGGATATGGCCCGATTCCAAAAGCGGTATGCGATGCACAAGGCCATCGGTGGCCGCGTCCAAAGTAAGCCAGTGCATATGGTTGACGGCGGCAAGATGGCAAAGGGCATGATGAGCATCTTTGACAAGGCCAGCAAGGCCGCTGATGCCACGCTGGCTAGTAAGGCACTGCCTGTGGCAGAGCGCGACGCCAACCTTGCCAAGATGCTTGAGAAGAGCAAAGTCAAAAACAAGGCGTATCACGCAACAGATCAAGATGTGAAGCGGTTTGATCCAAAGGCAGACAAGCGCACAGAGAATAAGTCCAACATCGCTGGGTGGATGACCAACGACCCAGAGTTTGCAAACGATTTTGCGTCGCAGAAGTTCAGGTATTGGAAGACCGCTCACAGACCTTGGGGAGAAGACCCCAATGTGCCAGAGGGCGCGAACATCATGCCCGTGCATCTATCAATTGAGAATCCTTTTTACGCTACCGACTTGATCAAGAATCTATCAGGCGAACTGAACATGGATGAGGCCAATGCTGTGGCAAAGGCGCTGGGTGTTGGCGTTGATGAGTTGCTTGGCGACATTCCAAAGGCCATCAAGTACAAAGCCTCTGGCAAAGAGCGTGAGCATACGCCTAGAGGGTTTGACCTTGTGAAATCCAATGTGGCAACCGACGCAATGAAGCGACTGGGCCATGATGGCGTGATTGCCATTGAAAACGGCTCAGAGGTCTACGCGCCTTTCAAGGAAACGCAGATCAAGTCAGCCACAGGCAACCGTGGAACATACGACCTCAATGATCCTGACATCAACAAGGCCAAGGGTGGACGCGTCGAGGAATCACCCGAAGACATGGCACGCTTTCAGAAGCGGTTTGCTATGCACAAAGCAATTGGCGGCTCGGTCAAGAAGCCCCAGAAGTTTGACGGTGGCGGTATTGCATCACCAGAGGAGAACCTCACGGTTCCTCCAGACCGCGAGACCAAGGCTGGCTTGATGGCTGAGTACCTTGCCAAAGCGGCAAAGGAGCAAGGCAAGGAAGAGTTGTCCAGCCTAAAAAAACCACGCGCCCTCACGGACTTGCTTAACCGTGGCGTGCTGGCAAACAATCCATTGAGCGCAGGCGTTGACCTTTTCAACATGGGCCTGAATGTTGTTGGCGCAGGGAGCGAGAAACCATTCCTTGGGTCTGAACACCTGAAGGAACTGATGAACAAAACGGGCGTGACATCAGGCGAAGAGCGCCCCATGATGGAGACTGCATTAAGTTTTGCCAGCCCTACGGCAATGATCAAGGGTGCGATGAAAGCAACAGACGCGGCTAAAAAAGCGCCTGAGTTGCTGAATAAAGCAACAAACGCAATCAGTTCGAGTAAACTATCCCCTCTGGCAACAGAGGCGAAGACTGCATCGGCAGGGAAGCCAACAGGAGCAACATATGCTACAAAACAAGAAGGGCCATTTTTCAGAGTCAGCCCAACAACACTTGACACAAGTAAGGCAAAGACGCGAGGAATTAGAGAAGCGGATGAACTTCAAAGCCCAGCCCCTCTCGGAGGAGGAGCAGGATCAATTGGACGCGAAACTCCGCAACTCTTATCGTCAGAAGAGGTGGGTCGAATAATTGCTGACCCAGTCGCAAACGAGCCGCTGAACATTGCGAAGAAATACACGCAGGAGACTCAAGGCACTGACTTTGTTTTTCCTGACATTCCTGAGAGTTCGCTCGTTAAGCAATCAGCCATTGGCCGCACACAACAACTTGCGGTTGATGGATCGCCTGAGTACAAGACTGCGGTCTTTGATGCTTACGCCCAGCAGATGCCAGAGGTGCTTGAGAAGGCTGGCGCAAAGAACTACGACGACCTGATGGAGAAGGCTTACCGCCAACTTGCAAAAGAGACCGACGACCAGTTCAAAGCCTTGCCTTACAACTTCTCGTACCACCGCGCAGGCGAGGGAAACTACAACGGGGCTATGGATATGGCCTCGGATGTCCACGGCAACAAACACCTGTATGTGTACCAAGGCGGTGACAAGCACGACTTCTTGAACCGCGTAGACCCAGCGTCTGGCCTAAACGAGAACGAGAAGTTCCGCGCAGTGCATGACCTACTTGGTCACGCCATCTACGGCAACCAGTTTGGCCCCAAAGGTGAAGAGATGGCGTGGGCTATTCACAGCCAGATGTACAGCCCGCTGGCAAGGCTTGCAATGACGGCGGAGACTCGTGGTCAGAATTCAATGGTCAACTACAGCCCATTGAACGCAAATTTGAAGGCCGAATTGGCAATGTATGACAGCATGGCAAACGAAGCCCGCAGGAAGGGTGACAAGGCTCTGCTAAATGAGATCATTGCGGCCAAGCGGCAAGCCTATTCAGGCTTTGAGTTCGCGCCCAACAAGGCCGTTCTATTGCCTCCTGAGTTCTTGAGTCCAAAGTACACTGGCGGAATGCCTTCATATCTTGAAGCCGCAAACCGACCCGTAAAGGGAACCGAAACCCAATCGGTTTTGACGCACTTCAGCAATCGGCCTGATTTGCAAATGCTAGACCCGAAGAAGTATGGCTCTGGCATCAAGGGGGCGGAGGCCGAGCGCCTGCGCGAGTACCCCGGTGCTGTCAAAGATCGTTCGTACTTCTACCTTGGCGAACCCGGCACGGTGGCACCAGAACCCGGCCTTGGCGTGAACCGTTACCGTGGTGAGGCGTCTAGCCTGTACGACATCACGCAAGACCCCCTGAACTTTCAAAAACTAGCACGCGAGTCAAACCGCGTTCCATTCACGGCAAAATACAACCAAGGCGTGACCTACCCCTTGCAAGATGCAAACGATGTTGAGCGTTTGGTCAAGGAGTACGGCTACCAAGGCATGGCAAATCCAAAGGCTACCAAGCCAATGGCTATCATGTTCAAAGAAACACCAGTTCGCCGCCAAGCACGCGGTGGACTTACATTGATGAAGTGAGAAGACTATGGCAACACAATTTCCAAACGACCCCAACGCAGACCGTTTTATTGACGGGCTGAAGATGACTGACGACGGCGGTGCTGTTGCTGAGTTAGAGGAAGAGAATCAGGATGTTGAGGAATTGGAGGATGGCTCGGCCATCGTGACGCTGGGCGAATTCAAAGGCCCAGAAGAGAACCCAGACTTCTACGAGAACCTTGCGGAGACCATCAACCTGTTCGACCTTGAGAAGATCGGTATGCGATACCTTGATCTGATCGAGAAGGACAAGGAAGCCCGCGAGAAGCGTGACAAACAATACGAAGAGGGACTCAAGCGCACGGGCTTGGGGGATGACGCCCCCGGTGGTGCGAACTTCTTCGGTGCCAGCAAGGTTGTCCACCCCATCATGGCCGAGGCTTGCGTTGACTTTGCCGCCCGCGCCATCAAGGAAATGTTCCCACCTGACGGCCCAGTGCGTACCAAGATTTTGGGTGATGTCACTGACGAGAAGACTGAAACCGCCGAGCGCAAGCGCGACTACCTCAACTGGCAGTTGACCGAGCAGATGCAAGAGTTCCGCGACGAGCAAGAGCAGTTGCTCACGCAGTTGCCACTTGGCGGCTCACAGTTTATGAAAATTTGGTACGACGACAAGAAGCGCCGCCCCTGCGCTGAGTTTGTGCCCATCGACAACATCCTTCTGCCCTTCGCCGCTGTGAACTTCTACACAGCCCAGCGCGTGACAGAGCAACAAGACATCACTGGCTGGGAAATGCAACAGCGCATTGACCGTGGTTTGTACCGCGACATCAGCCTGATCCGCGCCACAGCAGAGCCAGAGCAAACAGCCGCTGAGAAGGCCAACAGCAAGATTGAAGGCAAGTCGTGGGACGACAACGAAGACGGCCTGCGCCGCGTCTTTCACATCTACACATGGCTTTCGATTGACGACGACCCCATTACCAATGGCGACTCAGCCCCCTACATCCTGATGGTTGACGAGTTGGAAAGCAAAGTGCTTGGCCTCTACCGCAACTGGGAAGAGGGCGACGAGTCGATGGAAAAACTGGACTGGATCGTTGAGTTCAAATTCATCCCTTGGAGGGGCGCATACGCTGTTGGGCTACCTCACCTCATCGGAGGTCTCTCCGCCGCCTTGACGGGCGCATTACGGGCCTTGCTGGACACTGCGCACATCAACAACTCGGCGACGATGCTGAAGTTGAAGGGTGCCCGCATCTCTGGCGCAAGTCAACAGATCGAGGTGACGCAGGTGACCGAGATCGAAAGCGCCCCCGGGGTCGATGACATCCGCAAGATCGCTATGCCTATGCCCTTCAACCCACCCTCACAGGTGCTGTTTGAGTTGCTAGGCTGGATCACCACAGCCGCCAAAGGCGTTGTGACCACCGCTGAAGAGAAGATTGCCGACGCCAAGTCCACGATGCCAGTAGGCACCACGCAGGCTTTGATTGAGCAGGGCGCTGTGGTGTTCTCTTCCATTCACGCACGCTTGCACGAGAGCCAGCGCCGAGTCATTGGCGTTGTTGCCCGCTTGAACCGCTGGTACTTGGACGAGCAAAAGCGTGGCGACATGGTGGCAGAGTTGCCCATCAAGAAGGAAGACTTCAAGCGCAACAGCGACATCGTGCCTGTCAGCGATCCCCACATTTTCTCTGAGACACAGCGCGTGGCCCAGATGCAGTCTGTGTTGCAGTTGTCCACACAGTTCCCTGCAATCTTTGACCAGCGTGCAGTGGTGAACCGAATGCTCAAGCAGTTGAAGATTCCAAATGTGAACGAGTTGATACCGAATGCCAGCAAGCCTGCGGAGATGAATGCCGCAGACGAGAATTCCGCTATGGCATTGGGCCGACCAGCCTTCGCTTACCCGCGTCAGGATCAGTTGGCTCACATTCAAGCCCACTTGGCCTTTGCGCTTGACCCTGCTTTGGGATCAAACCGCCTGATCGCGCCCAAGTTCATCCCGAATGCACTGGAACACATCAAGCAACACATGATGCTCTGGTACACCAACCAGATGTCCACCTATGTGCAGGGCGACACTGGTGTGCAGTTTGGCAAGTACGAGGACAGCAAACTGGTCAAGCAGATCGACAACGCGGTGGCATTGGCCTCGACGCACTTGTCGATGGACACCGAAGAGGTGTTCAAAGGCTTGTTGCCTGCGCTAGAGCAGTTAGGTCAGATGATGCAACAGTTCAAACCTGCACCACCTCCAATGGATGGCGAGGCGCAGGCAGTGTTGCAGGCATCTATGGCCGAGACACAACGCCGCGCCGCAGAAGACCAAGCACGCCTTGCCTTCGATACCCAGAAGTTCCAAGCGGAAATAGCACAGAAAGAGAAAGATCGTCAGGTCAAGATCGCAATGAACGCCGAGGACAACCTCACGACAGAGCGAATGAAGACTGCCGATTTGACCTTAGACGAGGTCAAACTTCGACAAGAGCAGGAGCAGACTGCTGTAAAACTGCAAAACCTTACCCAACGAAACTTAGGAGAATGAAATGGCTATCACACTTAAAGACGAGCAATCCGAAGCCGTGCGCCAGCAACATCGCAATGCGACTGGTGCATGGATCAACGGTCAACAAATGAAAGAGGAATCAAAAGCGACGCAACCAGAGGCTAACAGCGACCACGGGAATTTTTCCCAAAACAAGGGCGTAGACAAGAGAAACGCATGAGGTATGTCTCCGACTTCATTGGCGCTGTAAAAGCGCGTAAAGAGGCTGTGGTGCAAGGTTTGTCAACGGGTAATGCCGCTGATTACGCCTCGTACCAACGCCTAGTCGGGCATATCGCTGGCCTTGAGGAAGCCCTTGAAATCCTCAATAACCTTCTAAAGGAAGAAGACAATGACAGATAGCACGGTGGCTGGTGATTCAGCCGATTTGCGGGAAGCCTTTCCTGCTGTAGACCCCGGTGCGATACCCCTTGGCGCAAGAGTTTTAGTACAACTGCGTCGAACAAAGAAAACGGTAACGAGTGCTGGGATTATTTTGGTCTCCGAGACCAAAGAAACCGAGAAGTGGCAAAACATGGTCGCAAAAGTGATCTCACTAGGCCCATTGGCGTTTAAAAAACGCGACACGATGGAGCCTTGGGTTGAGGGCACTTGGTGCGAGGTTGGTGATTACATCCGAGTCCCCAAGTGGGGTGGTGATCGTTGGGAGGTTCCAGTCCCTGACGCGCATTCTGATGAAGACCCAGCCCTCTTTATGGTTCTAAACGACCATGAAGTTATTGCCAAACTTACTGGTGACCCACTTGCAATGAAGGCATTCATATGAGTACCGAAAACGAACAAGAAGTGATTGTGATTCAAGAGGAGAAAGATGGTTCTGCAACCGTTGATTTGCCTGAAAGTATCCCTTCACCAACAAGAAACGAGAACGAAGACTCCGACGAGGCCGATGATCGTGCCAGACAGGCCGAAATGGCCGCTGGTGGCGGTGTTGACCCTGATGCGGAAGCCCTGAGAGAGCAAAAACGCCTCAAGCGCCTCAAGCGCAAGGAGTACCACAAGCAGGTTTCGACCGAAAAAGACCATAAATTGGACTTTTTGAGCCGACAGAACCAAGAACTGATTGAAAGACTGTCAGTTTTGGAGAAAAAGTCGCACGGTAGTGACCTTGCACGCTTGAATGCGGCAAAAACTGAGAAGCACAACAAGATTTTGTTTGCAAAACAGAAAATTGCTGAAGCAACTCAGACTGGCAATGGTGAAATGCTCACTGCGGCGCAGGAATTGTGGTTTGATGCTCGTAGAGAGTATGAAGCCCTTGACAATGTGATCAAGAAGGCCACCGCGCCCCAGCGTGAACGCACAATTCGCGCCCCTGACCCGCAACTACAGCGCCATGCAACCAATTGGATGCAAAACAACCAGTGGTACGACCCAAATGGCAAAGACCCAGATTCAAAGGTCGCATTGACCATTGATCAGGCTATGGCTGAAGAGGGATGGAACCCCAAAACGCCCCAATATTGGGAAGAACTTGACAACCGCTTGCAAAAGTATTTGCCACACCGTTATACTGGTGATACCGATGAGAAACCGATTCGGAATTCTAGACCAAGGAATGTTGTGACGAGTTCAGGCCGCGAAAGTTCTTCGAGTAGTGCGATTGGAAAAAATCAGTTTGCGTTGACACGCGAACAAGTCCAAGCCATGAAAGATGCTGGAATGTGGGATGACGCTGATAAACGGGCGAAGATGATTCGACGCTACGCATTGGAAGCCAAACAAAATCAAGGTTATAGGAGTTAAGAAAATGGATTCTCGTTTAAAAAAATCTCTATCTGCTGGTGGACGCGAAAATCGCGCGAGTCTTGACAAAAGTCGAGAGGCACCAGAGGATAATTTCGTGTCAGCCGATGAACGCCGCAAGGCGTGGAAGGACGAATGGACACAAAGTGCATTGCCGTCTGTCCCTGATATTAAGGGATGGCACCTTTGCTGGTTATCTACGACCAACAGTTATGACAGTATCGACAAGCGCATTCGACTTGGGTATGTTCCTGTGAAAGCGGAAGAACTCCCCGGGCTGGATGGCAACAAAGTCAAGGCTGGGGAACACGCTGGGTTTATCTCGTGTAATGAGATGCTCTTGTACAAGATTCCAATGGAACTGTATCAAGATGTCATGGCTCATTTCCACCACGAAGCGCCTCTTGAGGAAGCGAACAAAATTCGCCTTCAAGCAGAGCAGGCCGTGGGACGAGATAGTTCTGGGCGCAAGTTGGGACAGGTCGAGGGCGAAGGTTTGGATGATATTGATAAACAGTTACCCGCACCAGTTTTCTGAGCGGGTTAATCTAACCAAACAAGGAGTAAGACTATGTCTTCATTGAACCAGCCTTTTGGTCTGCGTCCCTCGTTCCACCCCTCTGGTCTGGATCGTGCGGTTGCGTTGGCTGATGGCATCGTTTCTGGCTATACCAGTGACATCTTGAAGGGCCAGCCCGTCAAGTTGGACACTTCAGGTGTAATTCAAGCCGCCGCCGCAGGTGATGCGTTCCTCGGAGCCTTTGCTGGCTTTGAGTGGACTGACACCACTGGCCGTCGTCGTGTGAGCAATTATTTCCCTGCCAACACTGCATACACAACTGGCTCTGCCATTGCGTACTACTACCAAGACCCCGCTATCGTTTATGACATTCAAGCCAATGGCTCGTTGGCACAAACGACTTTAGGCGCTCAGTCTGATTTTGCCGCTATTACGGCAGGTTCCACGACCACTGGACTCTCTCAATGCACCATTAGCACCTCGGTTGTTTCCGCTGGTTCTTCTGCACAGTTGAAGATTATTGGTTTGACCCCCGGCGTTGATAACGCATGGGGAGATGCATACACAGTTGTGCAAGTTCAAGTTAACGAGTCGCAGTTCAATGCGTCTGTTAACGCAGTTTAAGGGGGACTAAAAAATGGCCGCTCCAATGCGCAGTACCGACTTTCGCTCGATTGTCGAACCCATTCTGAATGAGTGTTTTGATGGTGTATACGATCAACGCACCGACGAATGGTCACGCGTCTTCACTGAACAAGAAGGCATCCCCCGTAACTACCACGAAGAGCCAGTCCTTTATGGATTTGGTGCCGCACCTCAGTTGCCTGACGGCACTCCTGTGTCGTACCAACAAGGTGGCGTGCTGTTCCTCCAGCGTTATGTCTACCAAGTATTTGGTTTGGCATTCGCTTTGACCAAAGTTTTGGTTGAGGACGGTGACCACATCCGCATTGGTCAGGTGTACGCTCGTCACTTGGCTCAGTCATTGATTGAGACCAAAGAGACTTTGTCGGCAAACATTTTGAACCGTGCGTTCAATGCGTCTTACCCCGGCGGCGACGGCGTTGCTCTGAACAGCACCGCTCACCCAATCGTGAACGGTACATTCAGCAACCGCTTGACCACTGACGCGAACTTGTCTCAGACATCTCTTGAGCAGATGTTGATTCAGATTCGTCAAGCAGTGGACAACAACCAGAAGAAGATTCGTTTGGTGCCCCGCCAGTTGGTGGTCGCCCCCGGCAATGTCTTCCAAGCGGAAGTGTTGTTGAAATCTGTTCTGCGTGCTGGCAATGCCAACAACGACATCAACCCAGTTAAGTCTATCGGCTTGCTGGACGAAGGTGCCGCTGTTATCAGCCGTTTGACTTCAGCCACCGCATGGTGGGTGCAGACTGACGCTCCTGAAGGCATGAAGTTGCTGATGCGTCGCAAGTTGGAGAAGACGATGGAAGGCGATTTTGAAACTGACTCTATGCGCTACAAAGCAACAGAGCGTTACCAAGTCGGCTTCACCGATCCTCGTGCGATGTACGGTACGCCCGGCGTCTAAACCCAAGCGGGGGCTTCGGCCCTTGCACTAACAAGGAGAAAGACAATGGCAAATTTACTAGTAACTCGCTTCCCAAATGGTGTTACCAATGTGGGTGAGGATTCGCCGTTTGCTGATTTGGCAATGCCTGCTCCAACCTTGTTTCATACTTACTATGAAGATTTCGACTACTATGTGGCCGCAAATTGGACGGTAAC